ACAGTTACTGAAAAGTTAGACCGGTTAAATAGTCCTACGTTATATTTAAGTGTATCTCCAGTTATTTCTGTTTCTAATTTCCAATATGCAGATAGCCAAAATACTACGCAGACTTTTGCATCTACTAATTATGTAGTAGATACATTTAGTAAGCCTGCCAGGCTTTCATTAGCATACGGTAAAACATGGCCAACATTATATGGTAATATTAATGATGTTACGATTACTTATACGGCTGGATTTGGTACAGAAGCAAGCGGTGTACCAACACAGATAAGGCAAGCAATGTTAATGATGATTGCCGACAGTTACGATAATAGAGAGGATTATGTTAAGAAAATGCCGACTGCTTCACAATATCTTTTAGATCAATACAGAGTACAATATTTCTAATGAGATTTAACAAGAAAGAAGAGATTGGAAAATTAAGAGAGAGGATACTTGTTGAACAAGTTACCAGGTCTGCATCTACAACTGGCTATCCTGCAGAGACATGGACAACACTTGATACAGTATGGGGAATGGTGGATTATAAAGGTATAAATAGAGAAGATGTAGATGGAGGAAAAATAACGGCAAAAAGTCAGATAAGAGTTACTTGTAGGTATAGGACAGATATTACGGAATCAATGAGGATTACTTATATTAATAAGAAATATCAGATAGAAAATATTCAGATAAGTGAAGATAATTTGTATTTGATTTTATTTTGTTCATATAATGAAAATTACCAATGACATATATAACTCAAAAACAAATAAGCAATTTAAAAAGGGCAAGCGGTACAGGAGGTAAAAGAAGAGGATTGTATGCCAATGGTTTGGCAGAAGTTGTTATTGAACTTAATGATATATTAAGCAATATAACAGTTGATAAAAGGATGGATGTTATAAACGCTGGAATGCCAGCTGCTTTAAATATATATAAGTCACTTATACCTGAATCAAAAAAAGAACATAAGGTAAGCACATTTTCTAAAGGAGTTGGTAAATCTGCAGGAAGTGCTGATTATCGCTATATAGTAAAACCAGGCAATTTAAAAAGGTCTATTAAAGATTTAAGTAAATTACTAAAAAAATATAAATGGACTAATGGTGCTATTGGGCCTCATTACAATCCACAACCAATAGGTTCAGTATTAAATTCAGAAGATAAATATGATGGCTTTTACGCTCATATGATTTATGGTTCTGCAAAAGCATGGAGAACTAAAATAGTTTTAAAAGCTAAAAATATGTCAGCTTCTGTTGTTTATCCTGAAATGATTGCAGAGGCAAGAGAAATTATTAAGGTTTATCCTAAAAAGTTTTGGGAATGATAGGAAAAGTAATATACGGAAGATTATCAACTGATGTCGCGGTGACTGGTGTTTGCGGATTACGCATCTTTCCAGATATTGCTCCTCAAAATGTTACCTATCCTTTTTGTGTTTACACAATTATCAATTCTACTCCTGTTGATTATAAAGATGGACAAAGTAATTTAGAAGAAGTACAATTTCAAGTAGATGTATATACTAATAACTATGATACTACTCAAAGTTTATCCAACTCGATTAGAAATAGATTAGATCGATTTGTAGGCACAGTTAACGATGTTAGCGTGCAAACAATTAAATATATGTCATCCGATTCTCAGGCTTATAATCCTGACTTAAATGTTTATTGGATGAGTGTTGATTTTATGGCAAGAATGAAAAGATAATTATGAAGTTAAGATTAATAAAACAATGGAACGGTAAGCCAGTAGGCGCAACAGGTGTATTCCTTTCCGACTTTGGCAAGCAACTTGTAGCGGATGGCATTGCGGAACATCTTGATGATGATTTTGTGGTAGAAAAAATGCCAGAGAAAAAAACACAAGAACCACCTCAACCTATTTATGTTCCTGTGCCTATGCCCATGGAATATTTCCAGGATGAGAATGAATTGGAAAAAATTGATGTTAATATAGATTTGTCAAAAGCTAAAAAATAATAAAATGGCAACAACTGGAATTATTAACGGTACGTTGATGAGGCTTTATAAAGATAGTACGGCTATCGGTTACGCTACATCCTGCCAAATGAACATCACTGCAGCTATGCGTGAAATCTTAACCAAAGATAGCGCAAGCGGTGGATGGAGAGAAGTAAAAAAAGGTCAGCTTTCAGGCACACTGTCAACAGAGGCATTGTACGCTGGGCCTGGCGATTCATCTACAAACTACTTGTTTGATGATCTCTTTACAGATTTGATAAGTGGTACTGCTTTAACGATTAAATTTACTACAGATGTAAGCGGTGATAACGTGTTTACAATGTCTGCCATCTGTACATCATTGGATTTAAACGCAGCCGTAGAAGAAAATACAAGCTATTCAGCTTCGTTTGAAGTTACCGGTGCAATTACAAAGTCAGTTAAATCTTAGAATTAAAAATTACCTAAAATGAAAACAATAAAAATAGCTGAAGCGGACATTCCAGTAAAGTTTGGTATGTTCGTTTTAGGTACATTTTTAAGGGAGAGGAATCTTAAGCTAAGTGACCTCTCCCAACTTGGCGAAGACCTTTTATTTGCGCTTGAACTTGCCTTTGCCGGTGTGCAAGCAGGATACAAAGCAAAGGGTGAGAAATGTCCATATACCTTAGAAAAGTTTTGCGACTTAGTAGACTTGGACAAGGGAGGAATAAATAGGATAACAGAATTGATAACAAACGAGATATCAGTTCCTGAAGATACTGAAAGAAAAAACGAGATAGCGGAGGCGGTGAGTTAACACTGGAGTATATCGAACGATTTTGCTTTGGAGTCTTAAGATTTCCACCTCCGCAATTTTATGAAATGACATTAAGAGAGGTTATAATAGCCATGCAAGGTTATAACAACCAATTTGAAATAGAGCAGCAATTTGAGTGGGAAAGAACCAGATGGCAGACAACACTTTTATTAAATGTTCATACGGCAAAAGGCAAATCAATTAAGCCAAAAGATTTAATTGAATTTCCTTGGGAGAATGATAATCCAAAACCAATAAAACGAAGTTTAACAGAAGTTGACAAGTCAATTTTTGAGAAATGGGATAAAGAGTAATAATGGCAAATGCAGCACAGTTAAATCTTAAACTTGGAATAGATGTTTCCAACCTATCCAGAGAACTGGGCAAGGTGGAAAGTCGCATGGCTAAGTTTGGCTCACAAATGCAATCTATAGGCAGCACGATGACGCAATCTATTACATTGCCATTGATTGGTGTTGGCGCAGCTTCATTGAAGGCATTTGCTGATATAGAAAGACTACAAAACGGATTAACTGCAATTATGGGGAGTAGTGAATTAGCAGCCGTTGAATTAGATAAATTAAGAAAGGTTGCAGAGAATCCTGGTCTTGCTTTGCCAGAGGTTGTTAAAGCATCAGCTTCTTTGCAATCTACAGGTTTATCTGCTGATTTTGCAAGAGAGACTATTGTTCAATTTGGTAATGCAGTAGCAAGAGCAGGTCAAGGAGCAGCGGTATTTGATAGGGTTACATTTGCTTTAAGCCAAATAAGTAGTGCGACAAAAATAACTCAAGAAGATTTAAATCAATTAAAAGACGCTTTACCAGAATTTGGTGACGTAATAAAAAATGAATTTGGACAAACTACTGCTGAAGGTTTAAGAAGTTTAAATATATCAAATCAGGAATTTATACAAAGAACAGTTGAAGCATTATCTAAATTAGAAAGGGCAAAAGGAGGGCTTGGAAACGCTTTTGATAATTTAAAAGATAATGTAACTGCTTCTTTAGCCGAATTAGGTAAAACAATTAATGAATCTTTAAGAGTTGAAGAAGCATTTACAAAAGTATCTGAAAAATTAAACGCTTTTGTTCAAGGATTTAAAAAATTAAAACCAGAAGTACAAAGTTTTATTGTTTATTTTGGTTTAGCAGTTGCAGCTATTGGGCCAGCAATATTTATAATTGGTAAATTAATAAGTACATACGGTGCTTTAGCTGGGATTTCAAAAAAAGTAGTTGAAGGCATAGGTAAAATTAATGATGCTATAAAATATTTGGCAGCTAATCCTCAAATTTTAGTTATTACCGCTTCTATTGCTGCTCTTGGTGCTATTGCTTTATATGTATACGATAATTGGAATGCTTTTAAAGATAATTTTAAAAATATATGGATTAATATAAAAAATTCAATTGGAGAATATATAGCTATAATTTTAAGTAAAGTTGATAATTTACAAAAAGGATTAGGATTAAAATTATTTAATCTTGAAGGTCTTACTTCTTATCAAAAAGAACAAAGAATAGTAGCTACAGAATTTAAAACAATTGGGGAAACTGTTGATAGTTTAAAAGGTAAACTTGGTTCTCTTTTTATGGTTGACGCAAAATTAAAAGGAAAAGGATCTGGTATAATTGATGATAAAAAAACAGATAATACTGATAATACACCTAATGCAGATGCAAAAATTGATAAAAAAATAGAAATTGATTTGTTAAAATCTGCAAGAGATAAAGCTAAAGAAATTGATGAAAATGTTAAACAAGCAATAAAAGAATTTACACCAGATATACAATCAAATTTAGGTATATTAGATAATAAAGTATTAGGTTCAACACTATCTATGAAAAATGCTTTAAACGATGTATTAGCATTTGGTCAAAGATTAAAAGAAAATCCTCCAGAAATGGCCAAGCCATTTTCAGAGGCAGATGCTGCGGCTATAAAATTAGATGAAAGAGTAAATAGATTAGCTGATAGTTTTGAAAATTTAAATGTTGGATTACAAAATATAGTAGATGGTACTTTAAATGATTTAGCTATAGGTTTTGGTGATGAATTAGGGAAAGCATTGAGCGGTGCTGGATTTAGTATTTCATCATTAATTACTCCAATGGCTGATGCTTTAGCGCAATTTGGTAAGTTAGCTATTCAAACAGGTATAACTGCCGCAGGTATTAAATTAGCATTAAAACCTCCTATTAATCCTGCTCTTGCGATAGCTGGAGGGGTTGCCCTTGTAGCTTTATCAAAGTTAGTAAAAAGTAAAGTACCTGCACTTGCAGAAGGAGGTCTCGCAACTGGCCCTACAATGGCCTTAGTAGGAGATAACAGAAATGCAAGAGTTGACCCTGAAGTCATAGCTCCTTTATCAAAATTAAGGGGAATGTTAGACGGTGGTGGCTCACCTTATGTTTTATCTACTCGTGTTAGTGGTGCAGATTTAATTGTAATAATGGAGAAAGCAAAAAATGTAAACACAAGAATAAGATAATGGCAGCAAGATACACATCTACATTTTATTCAGAAAAAAGAAGAAAATATATACTTTATATAAACGACACAAATTTTTCTGGTGCAACGACAAATGTAGAAATGCTTGATGCTGCAATTACATGGCAATCAGAAGTTGAAAATGGTTTAGAAAGATACGCTCCTATAATTGCAAGTAATTTTAAGTTTACTATTATTATTGATACAGTAGCAATACAAAATTTTTTGACAGACTTTTTAGTAGCAGCTGAAGGTAGATTTACAATTACTTTAATTGGTCATGACGCAGGAGACAGTCCTAATTTTTATTGGTATGGTTATATATTAGCTGATTTGGTTGAATTTGATGATGTTCCCCTTTCGGTTGGATATGCCTACACTATTAATGCAGTTGATGGCATAGGGTGGCTAAAAGGTATTGATTACAAGCCAGATGGCTATGATGTTTATCAAGGTGACGATACTATTGTAAATCATGTAAATAATTGTTTACAAAAACTTACATACGTTCAAGATATTTATGGCACAAGTGTAGGTATTTTAGCAACTGCCTTTAATTGGCATGAGGATTCTTGGACATATTCAACTTCTATTGATCCGCTTCTTAGAATGCGTGTAAATCATAAAGTATTTTATACCATTGACACAAAAGATAATATAACATACATGAAATGTTATGATGTCTTAAAAAGAATAATGACTCCTTTAGGAATGAGATTTTTCTTTTCAGATAGGAAATTTTACATGATTCAACCAAATATGTATTTAAATAGTCCAGTATTATTATTTATATATTATTTATCAAGCACATTACAACAAGCTACAAGTTTTTTACCTACTTTAATAAATGACAATTATAGTGGATTAAATAAATTATTAAGATTTAGTGGTGGAAGATGGGGATATTATGGTCATATAAAAGATTTAGACATTGAATATGAACATATAGCCTCTGTAAATTTATTGTCTGGCAAAATATTTAATAATTTAAATACAGAATTTTTTACAGCAAAAGACCTTGATTATAATAATGATGAAGCAACTATTACCTACACCTCTGTAATGAAATATAGAGATAGTCAAGTAGGAAGTAGTACCATCGCTCCGCACATTGTTGAAGGTAGCTTTGTAATTGAATTAAGACCTATTGTAGTTCCGCTAATAGATTTTTTAACTGCAAATAGACCTCCAGAAATTACCACATGGACATTAGGCAGCGGATGGACTTTTTCTGATGGTGGCGGTGCTGCACTTGGTCATGCAAAAGCAACTAATGCAACAGGAGATTTGGTATATACTAATTTTACTCCTACAAATGGAGCAACTTATTATGTGAGCTTTGGCATTGAGGTTACAAGTGGTACATTAGTTTTAAAAATGGGTGGTGATACTTATAGTATTACTGCAACAGGGGAATACTACGAAAGGATTGTGTGTGTATCAACGCAACAATTAACCTTTGATCCGAGTGGAACATTTAATGGTAAAATAAATTATGTTAAAATAAATCATGTAAAATATTGGTTAAAAAGAGATGTTACTTACAATGGCTTTCAGCACACCTTTACTGCTCAAACTTGGGAAACTACTTTTAATTATTACAAATTTGTAATACCTGGAGGTTCTTCAATTTTGCCTGCTGCTGGTGGTACAGTAAGTAATATTATTGTAAATTGGACATCTCCAACTATGCCAGAGAGCGGTGATGTCGGAGTAAGATTTTTAATTAGTCAAGTTAGAACTGAAACTGGTACAGATTTAATATTATCGTATTTAAAATTCTATGAACTTGGTAATTTGTTTATGGAGCATTTAGCGGCTGGTAATTTAGATGGGCAAAATGATGTTAAAGTATTTGGTTCTTTTAATAATGATACATCAAGTATTTCAGTAAAAAAACGTGTATTTTTTGGAGATGGACCTTCTCTTGGTTCACCAGGTGCAATTCGTGTAAAAAATGATTCTAATACATGGCAAGTAACTGATGGAAATGGTTGGAGAGTAGGTAATACGGGAGATGGTAAAAACATTAATCAATTATTAGTTAATGAAATTATTAAAGGACAATTATTTCCTGTTAGAAAAATGGTTGGAATGAAATTCCAAATACTTGATAGGGATAATCCTTGGTTTCCGCATTTGGCAATTTTAAATAATAATGTTACATACATAATGGAAAATGCAACATTAGATTTGCAAACAGATATAGTTGATGGTACATTTGTAGAAATAACAGATCAAAGCTAATGGGATATACTGAAAAGACTGTTTTATTTAGAGGTTTAGATTTTGACTCTGGCAGAACATCAAATCGTAGTGGAGGTGGTGTTGCAGGTACTGGTTCTATAACACCTACAAATAGTGAACCTACTACACAAAACAATAGTGTTACAAAAGTATTTACGGAAGAATTTTTATCTACATCTTCCAATTCTTTTACCGTAACTAAAAATGCTGGAGTTTTACCTACTATAACACAACAAATACTTGTTTTCCAAAATGGTCAATTGCTTATTGATAGTCAATACAGTATATCTGGTTCAATTGTAACAGTAGATTTAAGCACACATTATGATGGTGCTAATTATGTTATATTCTTTATAATTATATAAGCATGGAAGAAATAATAGCACCAAAAAAAGAAAGAAAGTTTTTAAAAGCTATTGGTAAAATAGCCAAAACATTAGGAGAAGAATTGGTTCTTGGCATTGGCAGAAAGTATATTGGCAAAGTAGTTGACAAAATAAAGATTGGCAAAAGGCAGCAAATGACTGTTCTCTTTGCCTTTATTACTACATTAAGTATTGCCTCTATTGATTCTATTCCATACCCAATCACAGGGAACAAACAAAGACTTGGTTATAATACTACTGGAAATGGTTTAGTATGGAGAGGTCTTGTAAGTGACACAGTTACCAAGCCTACAAGCTATGCAGATAAGAATGTAAAAGCCTATTTAGTTTTAGATAGTGTTACAGGAAGTATATATGTATGGAAACAAGGCGCATGGGCATCTTTAGTTGGTGGCGGATCATTTACTCAACCAGTTGATTCATTGTTTTTTGATACAAGCGTTCCTACAAATAATGTTGATACGGCAAAAATGCGATGGGATTATGATTTGGGTACGGTTGTTTTAGGTATGTATGATCAAGTGCCAAATGAATTAGGTTTTAAAAATTTTTGGTTGGTTAAGAATCAAACAGGATCAACTATTACAAAAGGAAGCCTTGTTTACGCATCAGGAACAGTTGGTTCAAGTGGTCGTATATCAGTATCTAAATTTATAGCAAACGGAACAATTGACCCTATTTATTTATTAGGAATTACGGCTCATGATTTGACAGATGGCGAAGACGGCTACGTTATTTCTTACGGCAAAATAAGGCAAGTTAATACTGATACTTTTGCTGCAGGAGCAATCCTATACCCTTCGCCAACTACGGCTGGTGTTTGGACAGATGTTGAGCCAGTTGCACCTAATATTGATTTACCTATTGGCTTTTGTGTTAATTCATCTTCAAATAACGGTACTATTGCCATTCGTGTGGCTTCTGGTTTTAGTTTAAGTGAATTACATGATGTTGCTATTTCCTCGCCTGTTGCAAATGCCTCTTTATATTATAATGGTGGTTTATGGCGAGACACAACCGCAGCACTTTTAGTAAGTGACACGGCTACAATGTTAGCTAATTACGCAACAAAAGCCTACGCAGATACAAGCGGCAGATTTTACGCAAGGCAAGATTTTAGAAATGTATCATCAAGCACTTTGACATGGACACAAAGTGATACATTAGTAGTAAATGATACAACATCTTTACAAGTGTATAGGAATGGTCAAATACTTTTACCAAGCCAATACACAGTACCTACAAAAACATCTGTTGTTATTGGTTCAACTGCCTACAAAGTAGGTGAGAATTATACTGTAATTTTACCTCGTGGTGGAGGTGGTGGAAGTGGTAGCGGATCGCTAACCTCAATATCTGGAGGCACTGGTATAACTGTTAGTCCAAATCCAATAACCACGACTGGCACAGTATCTGCAGACACATCATTTCTTTTCACTCAAAGCGATACTTTAAGCCTTAATCTTACATCAAGATTTGCGGCAAAACAAAACACATTAACTTTAACTACTACTGGAACAAGCGGTGCAGCAACATTAACAGGAGCAACACTAAACATTCCACAGTATAGCGCTGGAGGTGGAAGTGGAACAGTCACAAGCGTAGCAACTGGCTATGGTTTAAGCGGAGGAACAATAACAACTACAGGTACTTTAGTATTAGATAGCGCTACCGTATTTACAAGAATAAGAGATAGTATTGTTGATGTAGCCATAGGTAATGACACAATTAAAATTTTAAAACAAGAATATCCTGCACAATCTTCTG